GCCGGGGCAAATAGTCCGTCCGGTTTAGCATCAAGGCCCATTAGAATCGTGTTATGTGATGAGGTTGACCGTTATCCTGTGTCCGCTGGAACTGAAGGCGACCCGGTAAACTTAGCAAAAAAACGCTCGGCAACCTTCTGGAATAAAAAACTACTGTTAACATCGACTCCAACAATCAAGCACGCCAGTCGAATCGAACAAGCGTATTTACAATCAGATCAGCGGCGCTATCACATCCCATGCCCTGAATGTGGAGAATTACAGCACCTGCAATGGAAAAATGTGACTTGGACAGATGGCGACCCTGAAACAGCTGCTTATGCGTGCCAGCATTGCGGTAGTTTATGGACAGATGCCCAACGATATAAGGCCATATCAATCGGAGTTTGGAAAGCCGAGCAGCCGTCAAAAGGCATTGCGGGATTTCATCTTAACGAACTGTATTCCCCCTGGCGCAAACTTTCAGAAATTGTCAGCGACTTTTTACGCGCTAAAGATTCGCCTGAAATGCTTAAAACATTTGTGAATACATCGCTCGGTGAAACATGGGAGGAACAAGGCGAACAATCAGACCCTGAGTTACTCATGAACCGACGGGAGAAATACAGCGCTGTCGTGCCTAAACCGGTTCAGTGTTTAACGCTTGGCGCTGACGTTCAGCAGGATCGCATTGAATTAGAAATTGTGGGCTGGGGTGAAAATGAAGAAAGCTGGAGTATTGACTATCAGATTTTAATTGGTGATCCAACCGGCCCTGAAGTTTGGGAAGATTTGCGTGAAATTATTTTTACTGAATTTGATTATGGCGACGATGGCAAAATGCCGATCAGCTGCGCTGTTATCGATTCCGGTTATCTGCCCAAAAAAGTTTATGAATTTGTGCGCATCTGCAAAGCCAGTTTTATCCATGCCGGCAAAGGTGTCAGTGGCGCAAGGCCGATTGTTGAAGATGATATGAAGCGCAGGCGACGCATTATTAACACCAAAGCAGGTAAATACAAGCCTGAATTGATCGGGGTTGATGAAGCAAAAATAATGATCCACCGGCGTTTGCAAATTACGGTACCAGGGCCGGGATACATGCACTTTCCTATTGACCGCGATGCCGAATGGTTCGCGCAATTAACCGCTGAAAAACTGACGACACGTTATCAACGCGGTTTTCCAATCCGAGAATGGGTTAAAACCAGACCGCGAAACGAAGCGCTGGATTGCCGGGTTTATGCGCTGGCGGCTCATAAGCTCATCACGCATTATCGGCAGGTGCGCTATCAATCAAAGCAAGTGCAAACCAAAAAAGCAACTAAACGAGTGAGCAGCTATTTGAGATGAGCATAATCAAAGAAATGAAGCGAGTGGTTAACGAAGTCATCGACAACCCAAAAAAAACCGATGATGTTGTTTTTGCGCTGATTAAAGCGTTCGGTGGTGAACGCATGAACATGCCGGCTAATGATTACGAACGACGCAATCGGGAAATAAAAGAACTTTACAAAAACGGTGCTAATGTCGGACAGCTTTCCAGGCGTTATCAATTATCTGAACGAACGATTTATCGAATATTAGACAGCTGACAAAATCAGCCTAGATTTTTACACTGCAAATCGCTGATGCTATCAGCATGGCATTCACTTCAGATCAACTCACCGCACTAGAAACCGCAATTGCACAAGGCGCTTTGTCCGTGCAATACAACGACCGGCGCGTTACTTATCACTCGCTTGATGAAATGTTGCGTCTTCGCAATCAGATGCGCTCAGAACTCGGCTTAAATGTATCCGCACCAACAAACCGAGGCGGTAAAATCACATTTGTGACATCAAAGGGGCTTTAAATGTGGCCTTTTAAATCAAAACCAGAGCCTAAAAAACGCAATTATGATTCTGCATCGCGCAGCAATCGTTTATCCGGCTGGAACACCTACGGCACCGACGCCAACGCCTCCAATCAATCATTATCCGTCATTCGCAACCGTTCGCGGGATTTAGTACGCAATAACCCGCACGCGGCCCGCATTGTTCAAGCGATATCCAGTCATGTCGTTGGTTTTGGCATTACCGGCGCGATCAAAGGCAATAAAAAACTAGACGACGTTTGGCAGCAGTGGGCTGAATCCAGACAATGCGACGCTGACGGCAGACATGATTTTTATGGCTTGCAGCGTTTAGTGATGCGTTGCGTTGTGGAATCGGGCGAGTGTTTGATTCGCTTGCGCTATCGACGCCCAGAGGATGGCTTGATTGTACCGCTGCAACTGCAAGTGCTGGAGCCGGATTATTTAGATAGCAACAAATCAGGCCCGTTGCCGAATGGCGGCCAGATTATCAACGGTATTGAATACGATCCGATCGGTAGAATCGTGGCGTATTGGTTGTACAAAAACCATCCCGGTGCGGCAGTCGGAACAATGACGTTTACATCATCGCGTATCGATGCTGATAGCGTGATTCATGTGTTCAGATTAGACCGGCCAGGACAATCAAGAGGCATCCCCTGGTTATCACCCATTATGGTGAAACTCCGCGAGCTGGATATTTATCAAGACGCGGTTTTAAAACGTCAGCAATTAGCCAACATGTTTGCCGGGTATGTTTATGACGATGTGCCGGGTGACGCTATCGACGAAATTGCTGAAGAACTCCCAGAACTGGAACCCGGCACGGTTTACGCATTAAAAAACGGACGTCGGATTGAATTTTCAGAGCCGCCAAACGTCACGCCTAACGAATTTGTACGCGAAACCTTACGCGACATTGCCGCAGGAATTGGCATCACTTACGAATCACTGACGCAAGATTTATCCCAGGTTAACTTCTCATCAGCAAGAATGGGCGCTAATGAAATGCTACGCAATGTTGATCAGTGGCAATGGCAAATGCTCATCCCGTTACTGTGTGAAAAAGTGGGCCAGGCATTTATCAATACTGCATTGCAATCGGGCATGAGTGCTAATCGGGTGCGTTTTGAATGGACGCCACCGGCCAAAACCTTAGTTGATCCGACTCGTGAAATTCCGGCCATTATTAAATCCGTTCGTGCTGGCCTGATGTCATATCAAGAAGCACTCAGAGCGCAAGGCATGAACCCTGACAAAGTGATGAAAGAAATTGCCGAAAGCAATGCCATGCTCGACAAATTTAAAATCATTTTAGATTCTGATCCTCGTGTTGATCAGAATTTAACACCGCAGCAGGTAGCGAATAATGACACTACAAACACATAAACAAGATTTAAATCTAAGGGCCGCTTTTGCCCCGACGACTTACGACGAAAAAGACAGAAGCGTTGAAATTGTCTGGACAACCGGTTCACAAGTCAAACGCTACGATTGGGAGCGTGATAGCTATTACATGGAGCAACTGGAAGTCAGCAATGATGCCATCGACTTTGAACGCTTAAACGCAGGCGCTCCGGTGTTATCCAACCATGATGCGTATTCACTGAACTCGGTGATCGGTGTAGTGGATCGCGCATGGGTTGAAAACGGTGAAGGCAAAGCAAAAATCAGATTCTCAGAACGTGAAGAAGTAAAAGCGATTATTGCCGACGTTAAAGATGGCATTTTGAGAAATATCAGCGTCGGTTATCGCGTTGATAATTACGAAATCACTGAAAGCAATAACGAATCACTACCGATTTACACTGCTAAACGCTGGACTCCGATGGAGATCAGCTTAGTGACGATTCCCGCTGATTCGGGCGCACAGGTGCGCTCTGAAAAGGCAGATTTGAAACAGCCAACAGAGGAGAAAACCGAAATGGCAAAAGAAACCGAACAGCGGGCGGAAGTTGAAACAACTGCTCCCGTTATTGATGTCGATCAAGTCAGAACTGATGCGATCAAAGCCGAGCGTCAACGTGTGGCCGATATTACACAGGCAGCGACACGCGGCAAAATGGATGCAAAATTCACTCAGCGCATGATTGACGAAGGCAAAAGCGTTGATGAAGTACGCGCTTTAGTTTTAGAAGAACTGGCTAAACGCGATGAAGCCGCACCAACGCAAACGGCTCATATTGAAATGGGTGCAGACAGCAAAGACAAATTCATTGAACAAGGCGTGCAGGCGTTAAGAGCGAAAGCCGGTTTTGAGAAAATGGAAGGCGGTAATGAATTTCGCGGGATGCGTTTAACTGAAGTGGCCAGAATGTGTTTGGATCGGGCGGGTGTGGCTCATCGAAGCATGTCAGAACTGGAATTAGTAAAACGTGCATTCACGACATCAACCAGCGATTTTCCGATCCTGCTGGAAAACGCCATGCACAAGACTTTGCAAAATGCTTACGCTACCGCACCAGATACATGGAACCGCTTTTGTGCGACCGGTAGCGTGACGGATTTTAGAGCGCATAACCGCTATCGTACCGGATCATTCGGTAACTTGGACGCTTTAGGCGAGTTGGCTGAATATCAAAACAAATCCATTCCCGACGGTGAAAAAGAAAGCATCACGGCCAGCACCAAAGGCAACATTATCAACATCTCCCGTCAAACCATCATTAATGATGATTTAGGCGCGTTCATGGGATTGGCTAATATGCTGGGCCGCGCAGCTCGCAGAACGATCGAAGCTGATGTTTATACACTGTTGGCAACAAACCCAACTATGTCTGATGGCATTGCTTTATTCCATGCTTCACATGGCAACTTAGCCGGTTCGGGTGCAGCGCCTTCCATTGCTACCGTTGAAGCGGCGCGGATTGCGATGGCGATTCAAACGGATGTATCGGGTAATGATTATCTGGATTTACGTCCGTCTGTGTTTGTCGGCGGTATGGCAACCGGTTCAACTGCTCGTGAAGTGAACGCCACCGAATATAACGACGAATCAAATAAAAACCAGCGCAAACCTAACGTGGTTCGCGGATTGTTTGCTGACATCGTAGATACACCAAGAATCAGCGGCAATGAATGGTATCTGTTTGCAGATGCTATGGATGCGCCAGTGCTTGAAGTGGCATTCTTAAACGGTGAACAAGCGCCATTCCTGGATTCAATGGAAGGCTTTAACGTTGACGGTTTGCAATGGAAAGTCCGTCTGGATTACGGTGTAGCCGCTGTCGATTGGCGCGGTGCTTACAAAAACCCAGGCGCTTAATTAGCAGATTAAATTTTAGCCCGGTTTAATCACCGGGCCTTAAAAGAGGATTAAAAAAATGGCAACAAATTATGTTCAAGAAGGTAACACGATTCAATACACTGCCGGTGCTGATATTTCATCGGGTGATGTCGTGGTTATCGGTTCTAACGGTGATGCAATTATTGGGGTTGCATTAGTTGATATTGCTAACGGTTCAACCGGCTCGGTTGCAATTGAAGGCGTTTTTACGGTTGCAAAAGTTTCTGCCGCAGTCATTGCCCAGGGTGAATATGTGGTATGGGATGCCAGCGCTTCAGCATTTGACGATAACGCAGCAACTCCAGCTTCAGGCGATGTCGTTGACGGTGCAATTGCATGGGAAGCGGCCGGAAACGGCGTGACTTCGATTGCGATTAAATTAACCGGTCGTCCCGGTACATTAACCGCGTAAGTCTAAATCATGGACCAACTTACCGCGCAATTAAAACGGCATGAAGGCTTTCGCTCCAAGCCTTATTTGTGTTCAGCCGGTAAGTTGACCATTGGCTATGGTCGCAATTTAGACGATGTTGGCGTCAGTCGTTCTGAAGCGTTTGAATTGCTCAGGCAAGACATCGCACGGGCGCGTTGGGATGTGGAAAAAAACATCGAATGCGCAAACAAACTTAACATTCCACGGCAAGATGTTTTAATCAACATGTGCTTTAACCTGGGCATTTATAACCTGCTGCTTTTTAAAAAAATGATTGCTGCATTAGAAAAGCGCGATTATGACGAAGCGGCTAAACAAATGTTGAATAGCCGGTGGGCGGTGCAAGTGGGTTATCGTGCCGTTGAATTGGCAGAGCAGATGAGAACAGGGCGCTACGATGTTTGATGTCATCGGAGCGGTTGAAGCGACTAGTGGACTCATCAACGGCATTGTTGATCGCATCTGGCCAAACCCGGAAGAAGCGGACAAAAGACGACTTGAGCAACTTAAAGCCGAGCTTGACTATGAGCATAAACTATTAGTCGGCCAGCTTAAAATCAATGAAATGGAAGCCAAAAACCAGAATGTTTTTGTTTCCGGTTGGCGTCCGGCAATCGGCTGGATCTGCGGTATGGCTTTATTGTATGCCGCCTTGCTAGAGCCTTTTTTACGATTTGTAGCCCGCGTGGTTTTAGATTATGACGGTGATTTCCCGATTATCGATACTGATATTACGTTGCAAATACTGCTGGGCTTGTTGGGTTTGGCGGGTATGCGATCGTTTGAAAAGTCTAAGAAAGTGGCGCG